ACTGAGATCAGCAAGCCGAGGGTGGTCACCTTCGAGGCAGGTGATGGCTACCAGCATCGCGTCGGCTTCGGCCTGCACCGCAATGGCAAGGAGTGGCAGCTCAACTTCCTGAACCGGACCGACACCGAGCGTGACAACATCACGGCCTTCTTAGATGCCCGAGCTGGCGTCGAAAGCTTTGACTGGACCCCACCCAGCGGTGCTGCTGGCAAATACATCTGCAGGGAGTGGCAGACCACGCTGCGCTCCTGCAATTTCAATAACATCACCGCCACCTTCATCGAGGTGTTCGAGCCGTAGCCATGGCGATCCCCGTCTCAGAGCTACAGAAGATCGCGCCAAGCAGCATCATCGAGCTATTCGAGCTGCAGCTTGTCACTGCTCTGCATGGCAGCAACACGATCTACCGCTTCCACGCTGGCAGCAACATGAACGCCAACGGCGAGCTGGTCTGGAATAGCAACAGCTATCAGCGGTTCCCAGTCGAGGCCGAGGGATTTGAGTACACAGGCACCGGCAGCCTGCCGCGACCGAAGATCAAGGTGAGCAACATCCTCGGCAGCATCAGCACGATCTTGGCAACGGTCAACACGACCACCGCTGGCAACGATCTGACAGGGGCAACGCTGACCAGGATCCGCACGATGGCGCGCTACATCGATGGCGCCAACTTCACCGGCGGCACTAACCCCTACGGCACACCGGACCCGACTGCTGAGTTCCCGCGGGAGGTCTACAAGATCGCGCGCAAGTCATCCGAGAGCCGGCAGGTGGTCGAGTTCGAGCTGGCCGCGGCGTTTGACTTGGTGGGCGTGCGGGCGCCTAAGCGGCAGTGCATCGCGAACATCTGCCAATGGGTCTACCGCTCGACAGAGTGCGGCTACACCGGCAGCAACTACTTCAGCGTCAACGACGAACCTGTAAGCGGTTTGGATAATGATGTGTGCGGCAAGCGCCTAACCAGTTGTAAGTTGCGTTTCGGGGCAACCTCTGAACTGCCCTATGGCAGCTTCCCTGGTATTGGCGCCTACACCGTATGAGCTGGAAAACTGACGCGCTCAAACACGCCAAGCAGGAAGATCCGCGTGAGGCTTGCGGCTTGGTGGTGGTTATCAAAGGCCGTCGTCGGTATTGGCCTTGCCGCAATCTGGATCAAGACGGCACACAATTTGTCCTCTCTCCTGAGGACTACGCCGCTGCTGAGGATGCTGGCGAGATTGAGGCCATCTTCCATAGCCATCCGATCACACCGCCGGAACCGAGCCAGCCAGATCTGATCAGTATCGAGGCCACCGGCCTGCCGTGGTACATCGTCAATCCGAAGACCGAGGCATGGTCGGAGACGCATCCCAGCGGCTACAAGGCGCCACTGATTGGCCGGAGTTGGGTGTGGGATGTGAGCGACTGCTGGACGCTAGTGCGTGACTGGTACGGCGAGCACGGCATTGATCTGCCGGATTGGGATCGACCGGCCACCCATGCCGATTTTGAATCTCAGCCGTTATTCGATGGCTTCTGGAAGGATGCCGGCTTCTATCAACTGCCGGAGGAGGAGCCGCTGCAGTTTGGCGATGGCCTGCTAATGAACATCGAAGGCAGCGGCCTCAATCATTGCGGTGTGTATATCGGTGATCAGTTGGTGCTGCACCATCTCCGCGGACGCCTCTCGAGTCGTGATCTGTATGGCGGCTGGCTGCAGAATTGCACCGGCCGTAGACTTCGCCATCGCGACGCCGATAAACTGACCGAAGGCTGAGAACTGCCATGCTGCGCGAGATCCGAGTGTATGGGCAGCTAGCCAAGTTCCTCGGGCGGCGCAAGTTCATGGCGGCTGTTGATAGTGCAGCAGAGGCGATCCGATTCCTGCTGGCCAACTATCCACAGGTCGAGCAGCACATGTGCCAAGACGGGCGCCACTACCGCGTGATGGTCGGCGATCATGCCGTAGGAATGGAGGAGCTGCATGGTCCGGCTGGCGGCAATGCGATCAAGATCGTGCCTGTGATCGGTGGTGCTGGTGGTGGTGTGGGGCAGATCCTTGTTGGCGTTGCGTTGGTTGCTGCAGCGATCTTCATCCCTGGGCTTGGCCTCGGCCTTGCTGGCGCAACTGTCACCAAGATCGGTCTGCTCGGTGGCGCGCTGATCCTCGGCGGCATCTCGCAGGCATTGACGCCAACACCAACGCTGGCAGCATCCAGCACCTACAGCGGACCGCAGGGCACCACCAACACCGAGATGGATCCGCAGAAGTCCTATAGCTTCAGCGGGATTCAGAACACCAGTCGAGCTGGGGTGCCGCTGCCCCTAGCGTTCGGTGAGGTGATCTGCGGCTCCGTGGTGATCTCGGCCGGCATCGACACCGTGCAGATAGAAGCATGAGCGAACTAATCCGCGGTGCAGGTGGCGGCGGCGGCGGTGGTGGGACCGTTGTTCAGCAGACCGTCGTCGCGCCAACTCGGACGCCAGTTCGTGATCCAGACACGCTGGCCTCAAAGCAATATGCGACGTTCGTCGACTTGCTAAGTGAAGGCGAGATCGAAGGTTTCCCATCGGCCGCGGCCTATGCACGCGACAGCGCTGATTACAACAGGGCACTCCTTAAGGATGTATTCCTGAACGGCACGCAGATCCTGCGCCAAGGCGCTGATGCGACAAATCCGCAGACGGCCGACTACAACTTCCAGAACGTCACGCTGCAGACCAGGTATGGCACGCAGGCGCAGACCTACATCCCCGGCTTCTCCGATATTGAACGAGAAAGCAGCGTTCAGGTAAAGATCGAGCAGGCCACGCCAATCACACGCACCATCACCGACACCACAGTCGACGCCGTTCGGGTCACCATCACGGTGCCGCGACTTGAGCAATACACCGATGAGGGTGATGTAAGAGGCACCAACTTGAATCTGCGGATCCAAGTGCAATACAACGGTGGCGGCTACACCACCGTGATCGATGACACGATCGCCGGCCGCACCGCTGATCAATATCAGAAGGACTACAAGGTGAGCTTCACCGGGGCGTTCCCGGTTGATGTGCGCGTGGTGCGCGTTACCGCCGATAGCGTCGACACCAACCTGCTCAACGACTTTTACTGGTCGAGCTACACCGAAATCACTGAGCAGAAACTGCGTTATCCCAACAGCGCCTTGGTCGCGATGCGCCTGGATGCTGAGCAGTTCAGCAGCATCCCGAGCCGCACCTATCGCGTCCGCGGAATGAAGGTGCAGATCCCGAGCAACGGGACTGTGAATCAGACCACCGGCGCGATCAGCTATGCCGGCGCATGGAATGGCACCTTCGGCGCTGCGGTCTGGACTTCAGATCCAGCTTGGATCCTCTACGCACTGCTGACAAATACTCGTTGGGGACTGGGCGATCACATCACCGCTAGCCAACTCGACAAGTTCGCCTTCTATTCCGCCAGCCAGTACGCCTCGGCCACTGTCGACGATGGTTTCGGTGGATTCGAGCCGCGGTTCTCCTGCAATGCCTTGATTCAGAACCAAGAGGAGGCCTACAAGCTGATCAACGATTTGTGCTCCGTCATGCGGGTGATGCCGTACTGGAGCACCGGCAACCTGACGATCAGCCAAGACAAGCCGGCCGATGCCAGCTATCTATTCACGCTGGCCAATGTCAGTGCTGATGGCTTCACCTACACCGGCTCGGATCTGAAGACCAGGCACACGGTCGCGATCATCAGCTACCTCGATCTCGAGACGCAAGACGTTGCCTACGAAGTGGTGGAGGACAAGGACGCCATTGCGAAGTATGGCGTCATCACCACCAACATTAAAGCCTTCGCCTGCACCAGCCGCGGGCAAGCTGCCCGCCTCGGCGAGTGGCTGCTCTATACCGAGCAGTACGAGACCGAGGTGGTTTCCTTCAGAACCTCCGTGGACGCTGGCGTGGTCGTCAGACCAGGGCAGGTAATCGAGGTGGCCGATCCGGTGAAGGCTGGTGTGCGCCGTGGTGGTCGCATCGCATCAGCTACCACCACCGTGATCACGGTCGACGACACCGCCGAGACTGATCTTGATAGCGGTGACGGAGCCACGCTCTCCGTTGTGCTCCCTGATGGGACCGTTGAAAGCAAGGCAATCACCAACATCACAGGCGCCAACATCACGGTGGCTTCAGCTTTCAGCGCAGCGCCTAATGCGAACAGCATTTGGGTGCTGAGCAACGACACGGTGGAGGCCAGCACTTGGCGCGTGCTGACCGTCAGCGAGATCGATCGAGTTCAGTACGAAGTCACTGCGATTGCGTACAACGCCAGCAAATACAACTATGTCGAGCGCGGCTTCAAGCTTGAGGCTCGTGATATCACCAAGCTCAACGAACCGAAGCCGGCACCCAGCAACCTCACAGCATTGGAAACCATCTACGAAAGCAACGGCCAAGCACGGGTCAAGTTGATTGTGAGCTGGGGCGCTGTGGTCGGTGCATCTGAGTATCAGGTGCAGTGGCGTCCACTGAATGGCAACTGGACAACGGTCAACGTTCCTCAGACTGATTACGAGATCCTCGACACCACTGCGCAGACCTACGAGATCCGGGTCTATACGCTCAACGGTGCGCGCACTCCAAGCACCTCGCCGGCTTTGTTGAACTTTGCAGCGATCGGCAAAACCGCCGTTCCCGGCAACGTTCAAAACCTAAGCTTTGAGGCCATCAACGCCAACTCCGGCCGCCTGCGCTGGGACGAGACCGTAGACCTCGACGTAAAGGTTGGCGGCAAAATCCACATCCGCCACAGCAACCTGACGGATGGCAGCGCGAGCTGGAGCAACAGCGTTGACCTGATCCCCGCCAAATCCGGTAGCTCCACCGAGGCCATTATCCCGCTGGTGGAAGGCGAGGTGCTGGTCAAGTTCGAGGATGACGGCGGCCGCCAAAGCACCAGCGAAACCAGCATCATCATCGACCTGCCCGACACGCTGGCACCACTCACGCTGATCAATCGCCGCGAAGATCAAGATGCGCCACCGTTCCAGGGCACACGCACCAACACCTTCTACAGCGAGGAGTTTGACGCCCTGACGCTGGATGGCTCGGACCTGCTGGACGATGTGGTGGACGTAGACCTGCTGCCCACTTTTGACGTGATGGGCTCGGTGCAGTCTTCCGGCACCTACGACTTCGCCACCACCGTCGATTTCGGCAATACTTTCTCCATCGACTTCAGCCGCTACTTCGTCACCCGTGGCTATTTCCCCAGCGATCTGATCGACAGCCGCCTAGCCGAAGTGGACGACTGGAGCGACTGGGACGGTGGCGTGATTGACTCGGTGAACGCCATCCTCGAACTCCGCAGCACCACCGACAACCCCAGCGGCACCCCGACTTGGAACGCATGGCAGCCGTTCGTCAATGGCACCTTCCGTGGCCGTGGCTTCCAGTTCCGCACCACGCTTACCAGCAACGACGTTGCCGAAAACATCCTCGTCGATGAGTTGGGCTACCTCGCCACCGTCCAACGCCGGACCGAGCAGAGCAACGCCGCAGCGAGCGGCACCACCAACACCGCCGTGACTTTTCCCTATCCGTTCTTCACTGGAACGGCCAGCATCGGCGGCTTGAACGCTTACCTGCCCAGCGTGGGTGTGACGGCACAAAACCTGCAGGCCGGCGATTACTTCCAGATCTCCAACGTCACTGGCACCGGTTTCCAAATCAGCTTCTTTAACTCCGGCGGCAGTCCCGTGACCCGCAACTTCACATGGAGTGCAACCGGATATGGACGGCAAGGCTAAACTTCTTGTATTAGAGGACGCCTGATTCGTGAGCCAGCACGATCTATCCATCGCAAATGGAACCGGAGCGGCGGTACGTTCAGATTTGAATGGCGCCCTCGCAGCACTGGGCACAAACAGCAGCGGCGCAACAGCGCCCACCACCACCTACGCCTATCAGTTCTGGGCAGACACCACCACCGGCCTGCTCAAGATCCGCAACGCCGCGAACTCGGCTTTCGTGACGGTTGGCACGCTGGCCTCCACGAACCTCGGCTTGGCGTCGCTGGCTGGTGCGACCTTTACCGGCGACGTAATCCTCGGCACCACCACGGCGCTTGAACTGCCGGACGGCACCACCGGCCAACGACCCGGCACCCCGGTCAACGGGATGATCCGGTACAACACCACCCTGAACCAGTTCGAGGGCTACAAAGCCAGCGCATGGGGCGCAATCGGCGGCGGCGCAACGGGTGGATCGTCTGATGATATTTTCTACGAGAATGGCCAGACGGTGACTACCAATTACACTTTGAGCACTGGCAAAAATGCCATGTCAGCCGGACCGATCGCAATTAATTCGGGGGTCACGGTCACCGTTCCTTCCGGCCAGTCCTGGACGATTGTTTAATCATGCCTATCACGATTGCTGGCTCTGGAACAATCACTGGCATCAGCGCAGGCGGTCTGCCCGATGGCGTGATCACCACGGATGACATTGCGGCCAACGCCGTCACCTACGCCAAGATCGGCACCACTGAGCAGGGGCAGCTGTGCAAGGCGTGGGTGAACTTCAACGGCACCTCGACGGTGGCGATCCGCGCTAGCTACAACGTGAGCAGCATTACGGATAACGGCACTGGAGACTATACGGTGAACTTCACGACGGCAATGCCGGATTCAAATTATTGTCCTGTATTTGGCACTAATTCATGGTCAGCAACAGACGCTGGTGGCGACAGAACCCTAAAAATAAAAACGAATGGAACTGCTATTGACAATGGCTCGCCTACTACAATGACGACCTCGGCTTTGCGAGTAATTACGGGCGGGTTTAGCTTGGATAGAGATCATGTGTATTGCTTGGTAAGCATCTTCCGCTGAGGTAACTCCATGAACCGAATTATCTACCAAAACGAGACCGGCGGAGTCTCCGTCATCATCCCAACCGAGTCCGTGGAACTGGCTCTCAAGGATGTCCCCGAAGGCGTTGCCTACGAAATTGTCGATGTTGACGACATCCCCAGTGACCGTTACTTCCGCAATGCGTGGGTGATGGGCGACTGCTGCGTGGAGCACGACCTTGACCGCTGCAAAGAAATCGGCCACGACCGTCGCCGCCAGCAACGCGCTGAGGAGTTCAAGCCCTACGACGAGGTGATCGCCAAACAGATCCCTGGTGCTGACGCTGTTGCAGCAGAAGAAGCCCGCCAGCAGATCCGCGATAAGTACGCCCTGATCCAAGACGTGATCGAAGGCGCGTCTACCCCTGACGAAATCAAGACCGCCCTGGAGGTGAACCAATGACCTTACGTCTCAACGGCAGCACATCGGGTTACACCGAGATCGACGCTCCGGCGGTGGCTGGGTCGAACACGCTGGTGCTGCCGACTGGTAATGGCTCAGCCGATCAGGCGCTTGTCACCAACGGCAGCGGCACCCTGAGCTTCGCTGATCGCGGGCGGATGACGCTTGCCACCGCTCAGAACAGCACCAGCGGCACCAGCATCGACTTCACCTCAATCCCGAGTTGGGTAAAGCGGGTGACGGTGATGTTTAACGGGGTGAGCACCAACGGGACATCAAACCCCATTATTCAAATTGGAGCAGGCTCCGTAGAGACAACGAGCTACGCCAGTGGTTTGGGTTTTGCAAATGCCACTGGAACCCAAGTGGGTCCTTTAACAACCGGCTTTGCTTGTGGCGGCACCCAGGCGGTCAATCTTATTTATGCAAATGCAACGCTGATTTTACTCGGTTCTAACCTGTGGGTTTATTCCTTGGCTGGCTATTTGAACGCCAGTGGTACGGTCTACGGAATGAGCGCGGGTGGCAATAAAACACTTTCCGGCACCCTAGATCGAGTCCGAATCACCACCGTCAACGGCACCGACACCTTTGACGCCGGGTCGATCAATCTACTTCTGGAGGGCTGATCATGAGCACGCTATCTACCACCAACCTCAAGAACCCCAGCTCCGGCAGCAATAATATCGTTCTGGCGACTGACGGTAGCGCCACGATTGCCACGCTCAGCAGCACCACGATCACCGGCACCACAATTCAAGGCACGATCAAGTCAGGCACATCCGTTGCTTCGACTAGTGGAACTTCGATTGATTTCACCAGCATCCCGAGTTGGGTGAAGCGGATTACGGTGATGTTTAACGGGGTGAGTACGAATGGAAGCAGTATTGTGCAGGTCCAGCTTGGGACAAGTAGCGGCGTTACAGCTTCTGGCTACCTGTCTGCTGCTTGGGCTGGTGGTTCCAGCAATGCGGGATCTACATCAACAACCGGCTTTGCGGCGATGTACTCACAAGCAGCCGCTAGTACCATGATGGGACACCTAGTAATAACCAACATTTCAGGAAACAGCTTCATTGCAAGTGGGGCAGTGGGTTACCAGCCAACTACTGCAAACATCGTCACTGCGTGCGCTGGCAATGTCACCCTCTCCGGCACCCTAGATCGCGTACGGATTACCACCGTCAACGGCACCGACACGTTCGATGCCGGGTCGATCAACATCCTTTACGAGGGCTAAACCATGCACCGCATTGTTGTTGACGTTCAAACCGGCGAGCAGGAAATCGTCGAACTGACCGCCGAAGAAATTGCGGAAATCGAATCCCGCCCCGACCCCGATCCCGTTCCCGAGCTGACGCCTGCTGAAAAGCTGGCCGCTAGTGGGCTGACGGTAGAGGAGCTGAAGGAGTTGCTGGGGATCTGATGGCCGTCCGCAGCAAGACCGGGACCGCTCGCATTGAGCATCAGCCGGGACCACCGAAGACCACGCGCCAAGGGTATGGACAACAGTCCCGCCCACGGCGCCGCGGCCGCAAGCCACTGCGGGGGCAAGGCCGCTAATGGATCGCGATACGCTCGAGAATTGGCGCAAGATTCGCGACCACCTCGAGCGTGTCGGGAAGACGGACAACCATTACTATCGCCGTGCGGTGGTCATCCTGCAGGGGAGGCCGGACCCATTCGATCGCTACGATGGATGGGATGGAAGCCGCAGCAATGGCTGAAGAACCACAGAGCGTAGGTGGCGTCTTCTCCGCCTCGCTGCCCACCGTCTTAGCTACTGGCATGATCGCCATCGGCGGTCTGCTGATCTCGATGCAGATCCAGTCCGCACGGATCGAAGCCACCGTGGTGCAGATGGCCAAATCGATCGAAGAGCTGAAGATCGACGCACGTACCGAGCTGGCCGACTTAGATAAGCGCGTGCGCGCACTGGAGCTTCAGCAGTAACTTAGGGATTCAGGCACTACTGCTATGTCACCTGAAACCATTGCGATCATCGCGATCATCGTGGCCGCCGGCTCCGAGATCATCGCCGTCTCCCCGCTGAAATCCAATAGCTGGATCCAGCTTCTCCTTCAAGCGCTGCGTGTTCTGTTCCCTAAGCGCCGCTGATTATGGCCAACACGGCGCCGATCACACTGCAGGCTCTGTTCCGGTACTACAAGGGACTCCCCCATCAGGCCGCGGCGATCAGCTTGCTCGAGCAAGACCTTGCCGCCAATGGCTACCAGGAGGCGATGCGGCGTGATCGGCCGTGGTTCGAGGCTTGGTCACAGGATGGAAAGCAAATCGATCTATCGGCTGGCATCAACCTGATCAAGCAGTTCGAGGGCGTGCATCTCTCCGCATACCCCGATCCGCTCAGCGGTGGCGATCCATGGACGATCGGCTACGGCACCACCCGCTATAGCGGTGGCGTGCCGGTGAAGCGCGGCGACAAGATCACCATGATCGAGGCCGACATGATGCTCCGTCTTGAGGTGGATCGTATTGCCGACAAGCTGGCCGGCACCATCCCGCACTGGAAGGTGATGGATGACAACCAACGATCAGCGCTGGTGAGCTTTGCCTACAACCTCGGTGCTGACTTCTACGGCACACCTGGCTTTGAGACGATCAGCAAGGCGCTGCGCGAGCAGGCATGGGATCAAGTGCCGAAGGCCATGGAGTTGTACAGGAACCCTGGCAGCAACGTCGAAGCTGGTCTACTGCGGCGGCGCAAAGCAGAAGGCGAGCTGTGGGGTGACCATCGG